CGTTTAAAGAAGATATTTCTGAAGATGATGATTTAAGTTATTTCAGCAAGTTAGCTGAAGAAGATTAATGATGGGTTGTTGGTGATTGGTTTTGACCCCGCTTCGGCGGGGTTTTTTATTATAAATTTACTGCTGAATTCCACAAGTGGCGCATTAAAGAAGAATCTCTAATTTTTATAGAATCCATGTTAAACATTTTTGGTGCACCGCCACTAAGATTATTAACATTATTTTTTATTGCAACAACCGAATTATTATTACCAGTTAAAGATTGTTCATTTGGATTAGCTTGTTTAGGTATTTCATTATTTACTGGAGTCGGAATTGCCTGTGTTGGTGTTTTTAAACTACCATCATTATTATAATTTTCTGAGAAATTTTTATCCCATTGTTTTTGTTTTAAAACACCTTTAGTTCCTTCTCCTTCCGGCCGTGGTGCAACTTTTTGTTGCATTACTTCCATTTTTTTTTCTTGAAATTGTTTTGTTTGGTTTGTTGGAGTTTTTAAATCGACTGGTTTTTGTAAACTTATACCTCCTGGGTCAGGTTTACCTGATGCAATTGCTTGTAATCTTTCAATGCCACCAAAAGATTCAATATCTCTTTTCTTTGCAGGACTTTCATCTTGATCTAAAATTGCTTGAGCTTCATCTTTTGTCAATTTTAATGAAGAAAAATCTGTTTGTTTTTCTTTAAAAGCTTTTTGAGCAAGTTTGCCTTCTTTTTGAGCCATTTTTTTAGCCCATTCAATTGATTCCAAAAATTCACCAGATTTATATGCGCCAATTAACATAGCTAGTGCTGATAAAATTAATGGATTTTTTAAAAAAAACAATCCAAAATCCAATAAAGCTTTACCAACTATTTTAAAAAATTCTTCTATTGGTTTTATAATTTTCATTATATCGTCAATAATTTTCATTATTTCATCTTTGATTTTTGTAATCATATTTGTTATCCAACCAAACAGGCCTCCTTCTTCAGAAGGTTTAGATGGATCAGATAATTTTTTAACTTTAACAAATGATTTTATTGCTTTTACCAATTTATCATGTCTAATTTCATCTTCATCCAGTTGTTCTTGTTTTATAGATTCTTCAAGTTCAGATTGAATTCTTGATTTTTCATGTGTCTTTTGCATAAAACTATACATCTCACTAAGTACGCCTATTACCCTAGGATCAGAACCTCCAGAAAGTCCACCATTATCAATTTGTCCTATGTTTGTTTTTTTCGATAGAGATTTTCTTTTTCTACCATAACCACCAAAATAACTAATATCTCTTTCACTTTTTCCTAAAGCTCTGCCAGCAATAGTAGTTGCTATTTTACCAAATGTTCCTTTACCTACAATTTTACTAATAATATTCAAAGGATCAAACTTTTCTTTTATACCTGTCGCTTTTGCTTTAAATTTTTCTGAAATGGCAGTACCTATAGAAGAACCCAAGCTTTGTTCTTTTTTAAATTTATTTTCTGCAATAAGAGATATTAGACTTTTTTTTCTTATTTGCGCTGCTTTTTGATATTCCATTTTTAATTACCGTTGAGTGTAGTATTGTTTATCAACAAGTGGTGAATTATTTACTTGTTGTTCTTTAGTAATATTATAAGATGTTCCACCATTAAAAACATTTGTATTATTTGTTGATATAGCTGTAATTTTTGGTTTATTTCCTGATTCTCCACCAATTTTTGTTGGTATTTCTGGTTTATTTAATGTTGAAACCAAATTGGGCTCTAAAATACCTTTTTGTTTCATATTATTTTCACGATCCAACCTTAGAACATTACTTATTTCATCAACAGAAATTACGGCTTTATTTCCTGAACCATAATGCGATGTTGTTCCGCCTTTATCTGGATCAGCAATAGATGCCCATTCATATGATAATTGCCTTACTGCATTTTTTAATAAATCAGGATCATCTGTAGGACTATTAAGATATTTGGATATTGCCGGTCTTTTTGCACTAATTAAATATTCTTTAAACATCCTTTCTTGTAATTCAGGAGTAAATTTTTCATTTTTTCCTACACCCAATGTTTTTACAGCATCTGCTAATGTGCTAGGTATCATTTGATATTTACCAACAGCAAAAAGTTTTTGATCTTCATTAGGATCACCCCATTGAATACTTTGTCTAGCCATAATATCACCGACTGTCATATCTTGTAGGTTTTCTTTCTTCTTCGATCCAATAATTTTATTATTTTTTGTTCCCAAATTAAATGCGTCATATCCTGCTGCACCAGATTCACCTTTCTTAGCAATAAGATTACCTAAGTTGGTTGCACCACCTGCAACAATAGCTACACCTGTGGCTGCAGCTGCACCAATTGCTATATTCTTCGGTGTAATTACTTTTTGTGCAGTTGTAACTACTTTTTCACCAACGCCTTTTGCTTTTTCTAATATGGTTGGTTCTTCTTTTTTTGTAACTTCTTTTTCAGCAGTAAATTCTTTCTCTTTTTCAACTTTTTTTTCTTTTTTAACTAAAGGTTTTTTTTCTTTTTTTATTTTTTTACCAGTAAATAAACTAATTAATTGTTTATTTTTAGTTTCTTTGGAATTTTCTAATTTTTTATTATATTCTATCTCCATCTCATGTTTTTTATTTTTCCAAGATTCTTCTGTTTGCATAAAACCAAACATCTTGTTTAAAATATCAAATTCTGTATCATTTTCTTCAATATTTTTAATTGGTTGACTTTGATCAACTTCTATTTTTTTGTCGTTATTAATTTCTGTTGTGGGAGTTTTAGGAGATAATGTTTTTTCTGTCAAAGTAGGATCACTTTGCATTGATACTCTATTTGGATTAGGCCTAAAAACTTGTGCAGTAGCATTAGACATGATTGGCCCAGCCATCATATCTTTAAATCCAGAAGATGAAGATATTTTAGAAGCTAAAGATTCTGTTTGTTTTTCCATCTATCGTTTCATTGAAGCTTGTTGTTTTATTCTTTCGTTTTCTTCTTCAATATACTGAATTAACATAGCGACATAAACATCTCTTTCCCACGGTAACATATTTTCAAGTTCCGTAAGAGAATACTTATGGTGTTGCATCAAAGAGAAATTAGTTTTATAATAATTTCTCAAATTGTCATGACAAAATATTACTCGAAAAAACTTTCGAGACCTTCCATACTAATCGTATGATCAAAACCACATTTATTACATTTAATTTCCAATTTCCTGTTCATCTTTGGAAGATGATTAAAGAAATCTTCTAATTTTGAAAATTGTTCTTGACTTAAAGATTCTATGAATTGTAATAATTCTTCTTTTGGAGTTTCGTGTGCATGATAGTATTGTTCTCCGTCATAAATGTATTCTATACTGTCTACCACAACCTCAAAAGCAATATCAACGGCAGAATCTTTTTCTTTCAATTTATCAACCAAAGAAAATTCTGGATATTTTAATTTAATACTAATATTATCAGTAATCTTAAAAATGTCTTTAGCTTTAGGATCAATATCTACTTTAATATCCAATAAATTAAATTTGGTTTCCATTTTGTTACCACATTGTGTACCATTAACTTCATTAGTACAAACATATTTGTTATCAACAATTTCACCAACAGACCTTGCTCGAAGATTAATAAAATAATACTCAACATCAATGACAGGTAATTTGTCTATGTTGATATTTTCTGTTAAAGTACAATTATTTAAAACTTGTTTGATGTTTCTTTCAATTGTTTCTTTATCATCTGATTCCATGGCCATCATCAAATTTTTTTGTTCTTTAACCAAAAATGGTCGAAAACGAATATGTTTTTTGGAAAGAGGTAAATCAAGGTCGTAGACCGGTGTATCAATTTTTGGCAAAGCCATTTTAAATCTCCTTTATCAAATCAATTAAACGCCTGTAATATTATTAAGTAAACCATTAAGTGCTGCATCTTTTATAGATTGACTGAAAGCAGAAACAGTATTATTATTCCATTGTTTGTATGTAAAAACAACAGCCAGTTTATGATAACCGTCTGATCCCCATTCTAAATCTAATTGGTTAATTTCGGAAGGATAAGCTTCTTTTAATACAGCCGCATATGTTAAATTTCCAGTTACATCATATTGATTAACCGAAACATCTACTGCATAATTTGCTTTATATTGAAAATTATAATCTGTTGAAGGATTGATTAAATCCATCCATGCATCAAAAAATATTTTTTCATTCATATCATCAGAAACAATAAAAGTAAAAGTACTTTCTTTATAATTTGTTTGATAAGGAAATTTCTCAACAGGAGCAGAACCAATTTTTTTAGCTAATGTTTCAAATCCTCTTCCTGGCATTTCCACAGATTCACATCGATAGGATAAATTTCTGGCTGTAGTGATATAAGAAGCTAAAGCCAGAGGAATAGGAATATTAACATCAAACCTTGATGGTCGTGCTAGATCAGTATTAAAACTGGATTTAAAACTATTAATATTACCAGCCATCTATTATCCTTCTATTTTGTCTATTGATTCTTGCCATATCTTAGATACCGAAGCGCCAACAAATTGTTGAACTGGCAAATAAACGGCATTTTGCCATTCTTCCGGTTCAACGGCAAACATTTTTGACTGAATTTGACTAGTCAAATATCTTTTAAGACATGGTTTAAACTCTTTAAAACGCTTGGATGCGCTTAAAATGTCGTAACTGATGCGTATTCTCATTATTTCTCCGGCATCACCCTTATCTGCGTAATCCATGAGTTTATCTAAAAATGCCATTCTATAATTTAATGGTAAATAATGTAGGTTTAAGCCTAAAAAGCCATCTGGATACATTTCTAGTGGTATCACCAAAGGAAAACGGTCATAATAAGGTAAAGTATTTTTACCTTTTGCATCATAATAAAAGAAAAATAGTTTACCCAAGCCAAATTTATCTTGTTTTGAGCCAGAGCCGACTCCTGAAACCTTTTTCTTTAGCCAAGCCATAGAATCTTGCGCCATCTTTTTTAAATCTGATGTCGTTTTCTTTTTTGCTGAGTTTTTTAGTTTATCTGCCATTTTGGTATTTAGTTACATACCAAGGTGATCTTCTGTGATAATTTTGAACTCCCAACCTCTATCCAAACAGAATTCATTGGCTGCTTTCCATTTAGCCTGATTAACACCCCATGTTGTAACTTCATTGATATATTGTTTAGTAACTCTTTTACGAACTTCTGGAGGTTGAGTTTGTTTTTTTGGTTTTACTTCCAACATCAAAGTTTTAAATGTTCCTGTTTTTGTTTTAACTTTAACAATAAAATCAGGAAAATAACGATGTCTTTGTCCATCAACTGGAGATACATAAGGAACAATCAATTCTTCAGAAGCCCATGAAATAATGTCATCATTTTTATCGAGCCAATTCATCACTCGACATTCCCATGATGAGCGATAAATGATATTATTTGCATCCCCAACATATTTTTGTGGGTGTTTTGGTATGAATCGTCCTGAATAAGCCATATAAATACTATATATTCAACCTTTTAAAGAGAGTTAGATGAGCCTAAAAGTCATACCAACAAATATTGGTGGTTTCAACTTATCGGGTGCGCAGTTACAAGGCCCCTTATCGAGTTTATTTCAAAATCAAAATCCTCAAAATCTTGTCTATCCCTCTGATTTAGGATCAAACCCAGCGATGGGTCATGCTGTATTGTTTGAAGTGTTTGATTATACTTCAGGTTTTATTGAGGGTGCACAAAAATTAGGAAATATAATTTCTAATGCAACTTCTGGAATAACTATTGGTGATGTACAAAATGATTTGGTTGGTGCGTCATTAAAATTTACTGAAAATGTAGCTACTAAAGAAAACGCTATAGAAGCTGCAAAAATTGGACTTTCTGCATTTACTGCACCAACATATCAAAAGAAAACAAAAGGCAAACCTTTGGTTAATATTTCTTTGTATATGCCAGATACATTAAATATGACTTATAACTCAACATACACGGATGTTAGTTTAACTGATGCTTTAGGAACGAAAGGTCTTATTGGTAGTGCTATTTCAGATTCATTAAAAGCTTATGAAAAAGGTGGATGGAATTCGGTACAATCTATATTAGCTAATGAGTATGGTACTGCTCTTGGAACAAAAATAATTGGAGAAAAATTAGGCGGATCTGATGTAGCTGGGTTATTACAACAAGCTGCTGGATTATATATTAATCCACAAGTGCAATTGCTTTATAAAGGTGTAGCATTAAGAACGTTTCAATTGGATTTTGTTTTTACACCAAAATCAGCACAAGAAGCTCAAATAACAAAAGATATATGTGATTCTTTTGCTTTTTATTCTTTACCTGGTTTAGCTGGCGCTGGTGGAGGACAAGCTGGACAATTTTTAACGCCTCCTCAATTGTTTAGAATTAAATTTAAATTTTTAGGAAAAAATGATATTTTAGGATCTGTTTCTAACGTATTCAGCTCTGCTTTAAGTAATGCCGGATTAGGATTTTTAAATACAGTAAATCCAACCAATACAATTGTGAATGGTGCTGAAGCAAAAATTATGACTTTAAATGATTGTGTTTTAGAAAATGTTATAGTTGATTATGCTCCAAATGGTTGGGCAGCATACAATGATGGTCATCCAATCCAAACAACATTAACATTACAGTTTAAAGAATTAGAAATGCCAACAAAAAATAGTATCAAAAATAGCAGAGTTTCATCTAATTATAATAATCAACAAGAAGCAGTTTTGGAAAAAGAAAGAGTTGAAAGAGTTTATGCACCTAGAGATTCTGCTTATAATGATGCTGGATATTAAAAATGAAATATTTTAATTCACTACCTTTAGTTACAAATATAGATTCTAATAATAATTATTATCTGTTAAAAAATTTATTAATCAGAACAAAACTAATACCGCAATTATCTCGTAATCCTATGTTGTTTTACAAATATACGATACAAGAACAAGATACTCCCGAATCAATTGCACACAAATACTATGGAGATGTTTATAGGTATTGGATTGTTTTAA